GGCTTGGTCGTATGATGCAGGAGACTTGAGTACAACTACCGATGCAGGGCGTATAAACTCTGTTCGGTTGCTTGTCGGTGATACAGACACTAACGACCAACAGACCCAGAATGAAGAGGTTACATTCGCGCTCAGTCAGACTAATAACAATGTCTACTATGCTGCTGCTTGGGTTGCTAGGACTATAGCTGCTCAATACTCTCGTAGGGTCACACAAGACCTCTCAGGTGCCCTCAGTGCTAACTACAGCGACCTCATAGGGCACTACACTAATTTAGCTGAGACCCTAGAGCATCAAGGTAAGAAGGCTGGTGCTGTAGTTGGTGTTAAAGCTGGTGGTATTAGTATCTCGACCATAGATAGTGTTAGACAAGATACAGATCGTGTTCCACCGTCCTTCCGCAGAGATAGATTTAAGAACCCACCAAGCTACAGTGGTGATGACTACGACTACAACTAAAGGTTAGTTCATGGCATTCTCAAGAGGTTACAACCTACTAAAGATGGTTGAAGAGTTTGGTGAACCCCTTACTCTGCGTAAGAACACAACAGCAGGAACTTATGATCCTACAACAGGTTCGGTCTCAGGTTCAGCTACCACAGACTATCCCTTTGAGGGTTACTTCTACAACTATGATTTGGGTATTATAGCCAACGTAGATGAAATCAGAAGGGGTACTCGTAAGTGTGTTATACCAGCTTTAGGTATATCTGTAGACCCTGATGACGAAGACCAAATCTTAGGTAATGGCGATACTGTAAACATTATATCTGTCGTTACTATCTTCTCTAATGGAGACAAGGTTTGTTTCTTATGTGATGTGAGAGAGTAATGAGTAAGCAGTCCACAGTTCGGATAGATCGGTATTTCGACAACAAACTAGAGCAGGTAGATCGTACTATTGAGGATGCCGTTGGACAAAAGCTCACAGAGATAGCACAAACAATAGTCCACCACTCACCTGTCGATACAGGGGCTTATGTAACCTCCCACTCTGTTAAATCAAACACAAGTTCTAGGGGTAGGGGAAAGTCCTCTAAGAATAAACCAAAGGCTCTCGACAAGCAAGCTAAGAAAGCAGAAGGTCTAGGTAATCTTATAGAAGACATCCAAGCTTTAGACTTAGAGAATAACTCAAGGTTTACTTTCCGTAATGATAGCCCTCATGCACAAGCTGTAGAAAAGAGGGAACACATCTACGGCGCTATAGTGAGAAATATACATGGCTAGTATCTACAATGACATAAGAGCAGCACTTGAGAACAAGTTAGCGACAACCTCTAATTTACCTAGTGGCATAGCTTATGAGAATGTTTCATTTAGCCCTACGACTGGTACAAGCTACCTACAGGTTGATTTCCTACCTACGCTACGTAGACCTGCTGTAAGAGGCTTAAATCCACAACAGAGATACCAAGGTGTGTTTGTTGTTACTGCCTATGCCCCAGAGGGTAATGGCCCCGCTACTGCTGATAGCCTAGCGAATACTATCCTAGAGGCTTTTGAAGCGACTACACATATCTCCTACACAGGGGATGAAACAATCACTCTGTCTATTGACTATGCTGAAAGGCAGAAGGGTTTCTTAGACAGTCCTTGGTACTATGTCCCTGTTAATATCGGATGGTACTGTTACAAATAATTAGGAGAATATAATATGGCCTTTGCACAAGGTTCTCGTTCCAGCCTATCATATATTGCGGAGAGTACATTTGGTACGACCCCTGCTGGAAACTTCCAAAACCTACCCTTCAGCACACACAGCTTAAACCTAAGCAAGGATCGTGTTGCTGGTACTGATATTCAAGCTGACCGTATGCCTCGCGTTGATCGCCACGGTAATCGTCAAGCTGCTGGTGACATTGTAGCTGATCTTCGTGATGCTGACTATGATGCCTTCCTAGAATCAGCTATGCTCTCCACTTGGTCAACAAATGTACTTAAGGTTGGTACTACACCTAAGTTCTTCTCTATTGAGGATTATGCTGCTGACATTGACCAAGCTCGTCTATTTACAGGTATGACTGTTTCTACTATGGGTGTTTCACTTGCCCCTAACGCTATGGTAACAGCTACTTATGGTATGGTGGGTAAGGATATGTCCATCAGTGCTACTCAGAAGACACAAGACACTGCTTCAGGTGCATCACCTTTTGATGCTTACTCAGGGTCACTTTCCATTGGTAATACTGGTGGGTCTCCCTCTTCAGCAGCTATTGTAACTAGCATGGACTTCACCCTGACTAATTCCTTCGCACCCACCTTTGTCATTGGTAGCGATAGCGCTCCACAGTTAGAGGTTGGTCGTGCTGAGATTGAAGGCTCACTGTCTGTCTACTACGAAGATGCTGCTATGATTAACCGTTTCTTGAATGAAACTGAAACTGAGCTTGATGTAACTGTAGGAGATGGTTCTAACACGCTTAACTTCAATTTCCCACGGGCCAAGATTAACAGTGCTGATGTAGGTGTAGATGGTCCGACTAGCCGTATTATCACTATGTCTTTTGTAGCACTCTACAATACAGCAGATGATACTAACCTAGTTATTACTCGCTCTTCATAAGATACCCTAGCTAGGGTGGGGAGGTGTTGGTGTCGGGTCTGATGCTTCCCCCTTTAATTTACTAACCCGACAATTTTCTATACCCGAAAGGACTCGACATGGACTTAAAAGATTTAACACCTAGTAGCGATACTGTAGATGTAACTATTGTTCATCCTACTACCTTCGACACTCTGAATAATGATGACGACACACCAATGGTTATCACTGTATATGCGCCACACTCTAAGGAGTACAAGGCTGCTGTGCATGAGCAAACCAACAAGCGTCTTAAGCAAGCTCAGAGTAAGAAGAAAGTAGACATTACAGCAGAAGACCTAGAGGAAGCTACTTTAGAGTTGTTAGCCAAAACTACTAAGGGCTGGAAGATTACTTACGGTGGTTCTAAACCCAAGTTCTCGACCTCAAAGGCCAAAGAGATTTACACTGAGGTATTCTGGATTAGAGACCAGATTGAGGAAGCTATTGCTAACTCTCTTAATTTTACCAAAGCCTGATTGACGAACTGGTTGACTATGCAGAACATGAGTTCTCTATAAGTAAGTCAGACAAATCAGGCATATCAGAACGTGAACACTTAGAACAGGTAGAGAGGCAGACTGGACACAGACCTGAAGCATTAGATGGCCCCGACTTCCCTATGCTTATGTCTCATGTTTGGTCTGCCTTTATTTCGTTAAGCAGTACAAGAACTATGGGTTTCTCAGGCCCCAATCCGATTAGTTATCAAGAGATAAAAACATGGAAGGAGCTAACTGATACACCACTATCTGCTTGGGAAGTAGAGGCAGTTAAGTGTGTAGATGTAGTTTTTATGGGGGTGGCGAATGGCTGATCTTGTTGAAATTGATATATCCGTTGTGGATAAAGGTAATAACCTTGAGAAAGCTGTCACAAAGACTCAAGCACTACAGTCTAAACTAAAGAGGTTAGCTAAAGAAATAGACAATGGTGCTGTTTCCGACAGTAAGCGTTCACAAACACTTATCGCTCTTGGTCGTGAACTCAAGAAAGTTTCTGACTACACAGGCACACAAGCTTACGGTCAAGTTAAGAAGTACTTTAATGCACAAGTTAAGTCTATTGCGGCTGATAAGAAGGCTGCTGAGTATAAGAAAAGGCTTGCAAGAGTTCAAGATTACCTCACTGAACGGACTAAACGGGGCACCGCCTCCACAAGAGCCTTAGGTCAAGCACAGATGGCGGCAACTAAGTCCAGTAACAGGATGGGTGTTGTAACTCAACAAGCTGGTTATCAAGTTAGTGACTTTATAGTTCAAATTCAATCTGGGACTAATACTTTCGTGGCGTTTGGTCAACAAGCCTCACAGTTAGTTGGGGTTCTACCTCTTGTAGCAGATAACGTAGGTTTAACCGCTAGAGCAGCTATAGGTCTTTCCGCAGGTCTGGGTATTATTATACCTCTCGTCACAGCTGTTGGTGCTTACTTTATGCGTGCTGGAAGGGATGCGGAAGATACTGCTACTAAAATAGATTCCTTAACGGAAAGTTTAG